GTTGTGTTAAAACAATGCCCTTTGAAGCTGAGCCCCGGAAAGCATGGGTGGATTTCCTGAATCGAGAGTCATTCAGAATTAGTTGTAAACATGTTCATGAGATGTCTGAAGCCCGAGAAGTTGAATCAATGGATGATTGGTGGGCGTCTAGGCACCATGCCACTCCATCAGGATCTAGCAGTCAACGTCCACGTGCTACTGAGAAATTGATGTCTGATGATAGATTTAGAGCTAGTACAGACAGGCCTAATAAGAAGGCAGTTTTCGAAACTCTGGATGACAATTGGTTGCGTCAGTCAATGACTGCAATACCAGTTGCCTCAGCACGGATGTCAACAAAAAAGGAACCAGGTCTCAAAAATCGTCCTCTACATGCAGGTGATGATGTACCATTCACTATTAGTAGCTGGGCCTCAGTGCATGCAGAGAAGGAGTTGGCATTCGAAGGTATGTATGGTAAGCAGAACCCAGCGGATGTCATAGATTGGATGCGAGCACATGAAAGGTCCATTCAATTAGGAGGGTATTGGGTTAGTGCTGACTATAAAGACTTCAATATCGAACATGCGAAATGGGAGTTGGCGTTGCTTAATCTGAACCGCGGACGTGCATGGGAATTATTGGACCAACAACATGGTCAAGATAAAGCTCTTGCCTGTTATTGGACAGCTGTTAGTCAGTTTGACTCATATTATAGGTTCCCCAGACGTGAAGATGTTGGTGCAAAGATAGCGTCATTGTACAACGACGAGCATGTCATAGAGGATATCAGAGAATTGGTCGAATCTTATTGGACGCATAATGGGTTAGACACGGGTAGCAGGAATACATTATTAGATCATAATTATATGCACAGATGCTATCAGTTGGCTGTTTTCCAGATGATGGATCAGTTGGGTGTGGGTACCACCAGATTGTACGAAGGCATGGTTGGAGATGATGAGGAGGTTTGTTTTAGTAACGTCACCCAAGCAATGGTCTATACTTTCGGTCTTGCAGCATGTGGGCATGGTATGCAATCGAGCAAGCAGGAAGGTGGAGTGGTGATTAAAGAGGAAGATCCAGTGTCAAGAATTACACCAGCACATTCATTCCTTCAACGTAAATTGGTTGGAGCCAACATGCCAATAAGGCCTCTAGGTAAAATATTAGCGACATTGGCTTCAGGGAACTGGTACACGGAACCTGGAGTATGGTATGATTCTGCAATTGGCAGTGTTTCAGACAATTGGTGGGAGTGTGTGACAAGAGGTTTGAAAATGGAGTATGGTCAGAAACTCGCTATAGCATTTTTAGACCGTCTAATGGTAGTGTTACCTGAACCAGGAGCCAGGGAGTCAGAGAAAATCAAACCACTGGAATGGTGGTCATTCAGAGATGTGGATCATCCACTATGGCGATCATCGATTGGCAAAGTCAGTCCATGTCCCAGCCTGCCTAGCAAACCAACTCCGAGAGTCGGTTGGCCATCACACGCTACTGAAGCTTGGTTGCGGAAAAATGACCATATCTTGGTTCAGTTACGTTCAGGTAGGAAGGAAGAGTTCAGAAACTATTTGTTGCAGGAATCAGTGGGCTCAGGTTTTCATCACTACCGTCAACGTACGTTACGTGATGAGGCAAGGAAATTTTGGCCTAGAAGGAGGGTTAAACATTATGATATTGGAGATAGTTTTCTGGAACCGGGTATTGGGTATCAGCGTTTCATGAGGTCGGCCATG